GTTTTCATTTTTTATACGCAAAATTAAAACTAAATCGTGTGGATATAGATATACCAAACTAAAACCAGTTTAAGTTCAGATGGATATTAATAAAATACATAACCAAGATTGTTTGGAAGCTATGAAGCTGATGCAAGACAATCAATTTGACTTAGCAATAGTCGACCCACCTTATGGGATTAATGAAGCTGGAAATAGAAATAAAGCAGATAGACCGACAGCTAAATGGAAGAACCCAAATAGCCAAGTGTATAGAACTTTTGATGATAGTTGTATCCCTAAAAAAAAATACTTTGATGAATTAAAAAGAGTAAGTAAAAATCAGATTGTTTGGGGTGGCAATTATTTTACAGAGTATCTTAAACCATCAAAAGGCTGGATAGTTTGGAATAAAAAAGCAGACATAAAAGAGTATTTGTCAATGGCAGAACTTGCTTGGAGTAGTTTTAATAAAAAATGTAATTTATATGAACATTTATGGGCAGGTTTTAAAAAAAAGTATCAAATAAAAAGAATACACCCAACAGAAAAACCAAAAGAACTTTATGAATGGCTATTAATTAATTACGCTAACGAGGGCGATAAGATACTAGACACTCACTTAGGAAGTGGCTCAATAGCGATAGCTTGTCACAACTTAGGTTATGATTTAACTGGCTATGAGCTTGACAAAGAATACTACGACAATGCTATCAAAAGAATAAAAAACCACCAAGCACAAACTAGAATATTTTGAGAGGGAGAAAGAAAATACCAACAAAAGTAAAGGAGCTAAAAGGCACACTAGAGAAATCCAGATTAGTGGGAAATGAAATGGAAACTTCTCAAGTTGTTAGTATGCCTTCAGCTCCCTCCTTTCTCAATAAACAAGGCGCAGATGAATGGGACTTAGTCACTAACGAACTAGCCAATATTAAGATGTTACACTTGACAGACTTATCAATCTTAGCAGCCTATTGTAATGAGATAGGTATTTACAGAGAGATAGCTCAAGAGTTACAAGGTAATTTTACAGAGCAGACCGTTGACAAAGATGGTCGATTAAGGTCAAGTAAGATTGCACCAAAATATAAAGTAATGCAAAACGCTTTACAAAATGCAATGAAAATTGCTACGCAATTTGGTTTCACTCCAAGCAGCAGAGCATCCCTTAGTATGCCAGAACAAGATGAGGAAAGGACTGACGATTTTAACTTCTTTGATTGATGAAACTTAAGGAGGACAAGACTTTTTACTTTGATGACAAGGCAGCAGATAGAGTAGTCTACTTTATAGAGAATCACATCAAGCATATCAAAGGAGAGTTAGGAGGTCAGCCATTTAAGTTAGAGCCATTTCAAAAAACAATAGTTAGAGACTTGTTCGGTTGGAAATATAGAGATAGTGGTCTAAGAAGATTTAGAACGGCTTACATTTGTTTACCAAGAAAGAACGGAAAGTCAACTCTTATAAGTGCTATCGCTTTGTATATGTTACTAGCCGACAACGAGCCTTCGGCTGAGTGTTATATTGCTGCTGGAGATAGACAACAAGCTGGTATTATATTTGATGTTGCTAGTGGAATGGTTAGAGCTGACAATCAACTAAACAAAAATCTAAAAGTATTTAAGAACTCTATTATCCACGAGAAAAGCAACTCAGCATTTAAGGCTATCAGTTCTGAGGCTAGTTCTAAGTTTGGATACAACGCTAGTTTTATTTGTATGGACGAGTTTTTTGTTCAGAAAGATTCTAGCCTATGGGATGCCTTGACTACTTCAGTTGGTAGTAGGAGGCAACCTATGACAATAGCAATAACAACTGCTGGTTACAATCGTGAATCTATATGCTACAAGACAGAAGAATACGGAAGGAAAGTGGCTGAACAAATCATTGACGATTCGAGTTTCTACTATGTCAAGTATGCTTGTGACTTAGAAACAGATTGGACAAGTGAAGAGGCTCTCAAGATTGCAAATCCTGGACTTGAAAGTGGAGTTGTAAAATTAGACTATCTCAAAAGAGAACAAGAAAAAGCAATCAAATTACCAAGCTATGAGAATACTTTTAGAATGTTACATCTTAATCAATGGATGAGTAGTGCTAGTAAATGGCTTTCAGATGCTCAATGGATGGAGTGCAACAAAGCTCCAATCAAGTTAGAAGATTACAAAGGGATGACTGCTTACGCTGGATTAGATTTAGCTTCGGTTAGGGATATTTCTGCTTTTGTTTTAATCATTCCAGAGGATGATAGATTTACAATTATTCCTTACTTCTTTGCTCCTAAAGAAAATGCTTTTATACGTTCAAGACGTGACCAAGTTGATTATATCGGTTGGGAGAAAGAGGGATTGATGGAACTAACTGAGGGTGACGTTACAGACTACAACTACATAAAACGTAGAATAAAAGAAGTTGCTGAGGTTTTAAAAATTAAGTCGATAGCCTATGACCGTTGGAACTCTAGCCAACTAGTGATTGATTTAACAGAAGATGGATTACCAATGGAGAGCTATGGTCAAGGCTTTGCTAGTATGTCAGCACCAACTAAAGAACTTGAGAAGCTCGTACTAGGCAAACAGATTAACCACGCTGGAAACAAAGTCTTAAGGTGGATGTGTTCTAACTTAGCTATGAAGACCGACCCAGCTGGTAATATTAAAATGGACAAGAGTAAATCAACTGAGAAGATTGACGGAATGGTTGCTATTGTAATGGCTCTAGGATGTTATATGAATGACGATAGTAGCGACTCATCTACCTATGACGATAGGGGTATAATGTGGATTTGACTTTTGCGATTTCTCTTATCTTTGTAAAGTAATTACAATTTTATGGGGCTATTTGATTTCTTGCGTTCTGAGAAAAGGGGCGATAATTTTTTAAGGGCTGTATTTGGTGGTTATGGTGCAGCCAACAAAACAGCAGTAAATAGAGATACATCTTTAACATTTAGTGCAGTCTTTGCGTGTGTTAGAGTTATCAGCGAATCAATAGCAAGTCTACCTATAAAAGTTTACAAAGTCGAGGAGGATGACGATAAGATTACTGACGTTAGCCATCCAATCTACCGACTACTAGCTCGTAATCCTAACGAGTATATGACACCATACACATTCCTAGATACTCTAATGACCAACTTATTGCTAGAGGGGAATGCGTATTTTTATATTGAGAGAGATAGTTCAGCTAGACCAATCTCACTTATTCCTATCAACCCAAAAGATGTTAAAGTAATTAAGCACGATGGTCAAATATTTTATGACATTAAAGACTATGAGATAGGAGTAATGAAGGAAGATATGTTACACTTTTTTAACTTATCATTTAATGGTTATGAGGGAGTAAGCGTATTGAAAGCGCAGAACACAACAATAGCAACTTCTATTGCTGCTAATGATACTGCCAATAGTTATCTAGGAAACTCTGCTCAAGTTGGTGGAGTAATCAAGCATCCAGGCAAACTAAGTAAAGAAGCAGTTGCAAGACTTAAAAATAGTTGGAATCAAAATTATAGTGGCTCATTTGTATCTGGTAAAACTGCTATCCTTGAGGAGGGTATGACATTCGAGCAAACTAACATTGATGCAAATAAATATCAGCTTTTAGAAACTCGTAGATTTCAGATTGAGGAAGTTGCAAGAATATTTAAAGTTCCATTGTCTTTGATTGGTCACTTAGAGAAAGCTGCTAACTACTCATCTATTGAGGCTTTGAGTATTGACTTCGTTAGATTTACTCTAATGCCTTATATGGTTATGGTAGAGCAAGAGCTTAACAGAAAGTTATTTAGAGATAGAGAGTTTGGCTTGTTTAGTATTAAGCTAGATGCAAAGGCTTTGCTTAGAGGAGATAGTTCATCTCGTGCAAGTTATTATAGAGAGATGGCTAGTATCGGTGCTTTGTCTATTAATGAAATAAGAAGAATGGAGGACTTGAATAGAGTTGGACCAGAGGGTGACCAGTTGTTTATGCCGTTAAATTTTGCTCCAGTTGGAGACGTAGAAGAAGAAGATAATGCCGATACCGACTAAAGAACAAAACGAAACTAACGAGGAGTTCATCGAGAGATGTATGTCCGATGAGTTTATGAAAGAGTATGACGATAACGACCAACGTCTAGCCGTTTGTTATGCTCAACTAGATGATGATGAGGAAAGACAAACAAACTTTCCTAACAAGGGAGATGATAAAAAGATAAGTCTTAGAAATAGTGAAGAACCACAATTTGATTTTGACTTTGCTAAAACTATAAAAGAACAAACTCCAGAGATTTGGAAAGCTGGAGGA